TGGAACAGCGTGTAGGTCAAGTCCACATCGTTGATGCAGTACTCGCCGTACTCAGCCAACTCTACCGGGTGGAAGTCTTTGTATCGCTTACCCAGGGCACGGATGACTGCATCGCCCTTCTGCCCAATACCTGCGCGCTCAGCCTGGGATGCCAAGCTGTGTGACTTCTCATGCGGGTACAGCGCACGAGACATGCCCATGATGTCCGTCCATGCCTTGGGGTTGATGCCGTAGCGCCATGCCATGATCGCCCCGTCAAAGGCGGTGTTCTGCGCCACGACCATCTTGTCAGACCAGTCGATTGCTTTCAGCGCCGCCTCTACCTCGGGATGCGGGTACCACACAGCAGGCTCGTCACCATGCTTGATAGCCACGCCGATCGTCTCGTACTGGTACGACCGAACGTATTCTTCTGTGGTGATTTTGCTGAGACTGTAGTCGGCAGAGTAGTACGTCTCGAAGTCAACAGTGATAATGTTCATTGGTTTCTCATAGCCTCTGCTAGTTTGGCTCTTAGTTTACGTCCTTCGTCTGATATTGGTGACGCGGCTAGGCCGTTCGAGGTAAAGTACTCCACACGGGAGCCTTCTGATTTCAAGACTGCATTGCCATACCCGGCACCCAGCGCCGCTGTCTTAGCCGTGACTCTTGCCTGGGGTTTTGTCTCAGGATTAAACACCTGCGAGATCACACTAGCAGTGAACGCTTGCCGCATCATCTTACGATAGGCTACCAACAACGCTACCTTCTCATCAGAAGTCAGGTGAATGAACGGATCGCGCCCGGACTCGTTGCCCTGCACAATGCCTTCTAACGTGGCGGCAATGTGAGAGAAGCGGGGAGTAGGGGATTCATACTCAAAGTCAGGGGTAAGTGGCCTCAGGAAGTCCTCAGGGGCGGACTCCATGCGCTCAATGAGGATGCGTACCCCCTCAAGTAATTCCGTGGGTGTCGAAGTCTCGGTAGTTTGAGTGGGCGTTGTCGATGTCATAAAGGCACTCCGCAAGATAGGTTAAGTTGTCTTCGTTGATGACCAATGCCAGCCCGCCTGTGCGTTCAATCTGCCGCAAGGCATGAATCTGCAGGGCTGTTGGTTTGTTCTTTCCCGCCTTCACCTCAATGCCAATAAACTGGCCGTTATGGCAGGCAAGGATGTCAGGGGTGCCAGCTTTCGCATACTGGCCCCCGATGTAGTTCACAGCGTAGGCATCTACCGCCTTGAGCAGTTTGTGAACCTTGTCTTTGACTTTACTTTCCGGCGTTGCCACGTTCCAGGTGCTCCGTCAGTCGCTCAAGGTAGTGCCGTGCTTTGTAAACATCTTTGAGGCCGTCTTTGTCTTTGTACCTGGCAATGTATTTGATGACGTTGCCACGCAGGTAGCCCTCGAATTCCTCTGGGGTCATCCATGATTCCATGGCAGTCCAGGGTTGAATAGTCTTTGACCTGTAATGGTCGCCGCCTACCTGGTGGTCACTTGCAAGGGCTTTGTCTGCCTTTGCTTGCAGTTGTCTCGCAAGGTCTTGCATAGCTTCTTTCTCTTCGTCTGTTACTTCAGGGTACGTCAGGGTGTTGTATGTCATTTGTTCTCCTTCAAAAACCCACGCCCGTCCAGACCAGACTGGGTGCAGGAATACTTGATAACCTTGGTGGTTACTGCCGCCATCTTCTTAGCCGCCTCCCCCGCCGCTACGCAGTGTTGCTCGGTGGCAAAGATAGCCGTTGTCAGGCTGTTGCTGTCGTTGGTAGACATCATGCCCGTGTGGGCAAACAGAATCAAAATCCAAGTGCTCATAATCTACCCTTCGACCAGGTTGCATTGCCAATAGTGCAGTTTTGTCATCTCCAACACACCCATAACAGTTGCCGTAGTCATGTGGTCATACTTCGGCGCGTTAATAACGGCGCGTAGCTCATTCATCAAGTCATTACCCATCGCTCGTTGATCTGATGACGGGATCACAGTTAGCTTTGGTTTTTCATCGCTCATATCGGGGACTCCTCCACATCATCCAAAGGGTCGGTTTGTCTTTGTGCTTTTGGGAACAGGCTCGGGTCGAGCCGGGTAAACGGCCACCATGCCTCTAGTTGTTGCTGAGTTAGCCTTTGCATCTTCTTTCCTTCGCTCAACGATGTCGCGGAGGTAGGCGCGGAGCCATCGGCCCCCGCCAAGTTTTTTGTAGACTTCATATTCTTCCTCAGTCACCCGCAACCCAATGACTGGGCCGCCGGTGATTTCAGACTTTGCTCTAGGCATAGAACCTCACGCACCAAAAAGGGCGTTGAGTTTATCCCGTAAAGCGCGCGCTTGCCCAATGGTCAGCGACTCAACATCAATGTCGTTGATGTCGAGCACCCGGGCGGGAGCAGGGAACGGCTTAAACACCGGCTCGGGCATAACAACAGGCTCTACCTGCTGTGCCTCTACCGCTTCTGGAATGGTGTGCTCCACTTGCTTCGCGCGTTTGGTGTACTTACGCTTAGCTTTTGTGGACAGCCGCTTACCGCGCCCTAAGCCCAGTTGCTCAGACGGAGACATGTACGACTCTACGCACACCTCGAACGTGCCGTTGAATTGCCGTGTACCCTTGCCGCCTACCTTGCGGATCAGATGCCGCTTGAGCATGCTCGACAGGACGGATGACACAGACGACCGATTGATACTTGGCATAGCCAGTTCTAGTTCGGTTGCGGTCTTGCCGGGGTTTGCCTTGATGTACTCGAACAGAGTAACGATGTGGCTGTGGGTGGGGGTAGGGTTGGTAGTTGTGGCCATTTTGATTTCTGGTTGAGTGGGTTGCTCCCACGCGTTGATTACTTTTTCCAGTTCTGATTTGAGGTCTGGCATGTCACTCTCCGTAGTGTTCAAGCTGATCTTCGAGGCGTTGCACCTCATCTTGCAGGTCTTTGATTTCCCGCAACCGCATCTCTAACCTTTCGGCTAGAAGGTTTACGAACTTATCTTCACGGGGTTTTGCGTAAACCCACGCCAGTAGTTCCGCATCGGTCAGGAAGTCGTAGTTCATAGTTCTACATATTCCTTCAGGTTGTATTCTTTATCGGTTCTAAACCACAGTATGAAGTCAGGCGGTGGGTTCTCCGCCCGGCTTACTGCCCCCGCTACCAGTGCCACATCAACGATGTTGGTTAGCCATGCAGGGCGGTCGTCTAGGCCCCCATGCGATGAACGCCTGGCGTCTTGTGTGCTAAGTGCGCCATAGAACCCTTGTAGTCTGTACTCGTCATCGGTCTGCTCGTACCGAAACTCGTATCCGTCTTTCACCATGTTGCGCTCCTCCTCGAAGCCTAATGCCATCTGGTGCATGGCGTCTCGAATCTTAAACAGGCTGGTCGGCTGTACTGTCTGCATCTTCAATTCCCCAATCAAACGCCGCCAGAATCTCGTCAACCTTGCGCTTGGTATCCAAGCGGGTGCCGTCCTCCTCCCGCAATTCTTTGGGAGTTACCTCAGACAATACCTCCTCTAGCTTACGCCGAGCTTTCTCCAGTGACGGGTCTTTCAACACGTTCATGTGGGTCAGCAGTTCGCACATCTCCAGGGCGCCGGTCACGATGGTGTCGTGGAAGATACGCTTCTTGCCGTCCTCCTCAATCACCAGGCGGTCACTGAGGCGCTTCAGGGAGTTGTACAGACGAGTCCATGAGTCCTGGGTAGCGGCAGTCACCTGCGCCACAGCGCGCTTCTCGTACTGCTCGATCAGGTCACGTTGCACCTCGGCCTCGATGTCCAGACGGAAGTCACCTGAGGTAGGCAGGGGACAGAACGAGATGTGCATGCGGAACTTGTTAGCCACTTGGTTGCGTGACGGGTACTCGTTGCGGTCGAACAGAGTGCCCAACTGGAACGCCGCCGATGCAACCAGGGTGTCGTACTTGTCCAGAAACTTATCGACCAGTAGGTCGAACTCAGACTCCAGTCGGTTCATGGTCTGCTTGTAGTCCTGCAACAGGCTAGTGGGCAAAAGCCTTGCGCCGTAGTCATTCCATGGTTGCGTCATGCGGTAGTGCTCAGCACGAACCCGCGCCTGGAACTTGTTGATGTCGTCCAGTTCCTTGCACTCTGCGAACAGAGACTTGTACACCGAGGCGGCGCGTTTGGACGCCGCACCTTTAGACTGAGTGACCTCAGCCTGTGTGCGCTTGTCTTGCTTACGTCCCGAGTAGATCGAGATCTCCAGGTCAACGAGCAATGCGGCTCGTGCGATTCCAGCTACTGTGCTCATGATTTAACTCCTTATGGTTGATGATGGTTTGGTTGATTTGCGATAAAAATTTATTAGGAAGTCCACAAGCTGAGCGTAGCTGTACTCCACGCCATGCTCTTCTTGCAGTTGTTTCTTTATGGCTTCGATGTTGCCGCTGATACTCAGCGTGATGCGTTTTATTTTCATGCGTTTTTCCTCACTTAAACGGTTTTCCTGTTATCCAACAAACCAAGCTATACCGGGTGCCCTTGGTCACCGGCTTGACTTCATGCAACACGTAGCTTGGAAATATGACCAGCTTGCCTTGGTGCATTGGCGGTTCGGTGGGTTTGTTACCCTCGTACAAGGACAAGTTGCCGCCCTCAAAGTCTGCGCTGTCGTTGAGTTGTATCGTGACAGACAGCTTGCGCGGGGTGATGCCAAGCCCCCGGTCTGCGTGCAGTCCGTAGTACCCGCTCGGCGCTTCGTACTTGGTGAACTGGAACCCCTCAACCATGCCGTACAGATCAAAGTTAAAGAACTGCTGGTTGAGCGACTGCACTGCGGCGGTCACGCGCTGGAAAACCCAAGCCGTGTCATCCACAGGATACAGCCAAGCAACCTTACTGTCTCTTATCTCCTTGTTGACCACGCCTGCAGTCACCCCCACCCCTGCTGTTTCACTCAATCGACTGTTTCCAATCTCAATGATCTTCTCACACTCGACCTTGCTGAACAGGTTGTCCCAGTACGCCCATGTCTGCACGTTATCAACGTCAAAAATCCATGCTGAATTGGGCGTTGATGGGGTTGGTTCTGGCGGCTTGGCCGTCTTACGTTTCGTTGTCATTCCCATGCCTTTCTGATTCCGTCTGATATACCCATAGCCCGAGCAAACGACATGGTGTCGTGGGCATCGGCTATTTCTCTTGCGCGGTGCTTTTCTGCGGCCCATCGGAGTAGGTCGTACCAAACCCTCTCCTCGTCCCCAAACTGGTAGTGCATCAATGCCGCTTCCATCCACTCTGCCTGTTCTGACAGAGCAAAGTAATACTGGCTCAGTTCGTATTGGGTCATTGCTTGTTCCGTCCACTCATGATGTCGTTTTGCAGTTGTGCGGCCTCCCAATGCACCTCCATGTTGGTGATATTTGCCATGTACTTACAGCGTGTCCCATCAGTCTTTCGGACAACGATCATGATTGATTCCTCCGGTAGTGTTTCTTCTAGCGCACTGCTAAGTGCGGCTATGGCATCCCAGGTGGCCCCCAGCGGTACTACTTTGCTCATGTGTTCTTCTCCTTGAGTTTGGCTTCGATGGCTCGGGCAAAGTCCTCCTCGTTAAAGTAAGGAGATGTGCCAAGCCATAGTTGAGATATTTCCTCATCCGTCAGCCCAACCCATTCACGCTGTGGTTGTGGGGTGGTGTAGAGTGGAACCCATCCGACATTTGCATCCAACGCAACATCTGAAAAACAATCTTGCGCTTCAAATTTTCCAGACAGCCAAGGCTCCAGTACGCACCACGCCACTGGCTCCTGCTTCTCAGCCTGCTCTATGACTTGGCGTAGGGATGTGATGGCATCTTCGTGTTTTGCGATTTGCTCCCTGTACCATTCAATTCGTTGGTCGTATCGCGCATACCCTGCAAGTGGCAGATTTTGGTTTAGGCAGTCACGAACATCGTCTATGCTGTTTTCCAACGCCTCCAGCGCCAACTTCATTGCTTCTATGCTCATGCTTGTCCCCTTGCTCGGATTTGTGTGGCACACCAGTTTGCGGCGTTCCACCCGGGTTCTTCACACACCTTCGCACACGCCTCACGCTCTGCGGCGGCGACAAGGGCGGCAAATTCTTGGAGGTAATAGACAAACTTTTCTCTGTCTTTCCCAAGCCCATACAGTTCCATCCCCGCCTCCCGCGCCATGCGGATGATGTCTTCTCTGTTCATTTGCGTACCCTTATCTTTGCCGCGCCCTTTGTGACGTTCCAGTCGGTTGCGGAGTTCTTGTTAACTGCTTTGGTCAGTGAAAGCTCAACCACCTGCTTATTGCGCCGGTTTCGTGCTTGCTCATTCGCCAAGTCCCTGTCAGCGTTTGTGCGATACGGCGTTTTGCCTGTGTTGTATTTAGACTTTGACAACTTGCGAAAGAGATCAATATCCTTCTCAGGCGGTTTGTCCCACAGCCAGTCGTTGACCTTGGGCAAGTAGTACGCCGTAAACATCCTGGCGTTGGTTGTCCATGGCATTCCGCTCTTTGGTAACCGCAACAACTCACACTCGTCAACCCGCTTGCCAGTGATTGAGTAAAACATCTTCATGGCATCCAACACCTGCAAATGATTACGCCATGCCCGGATGAGGCAGTAGTCCCAGTACTCTTGCAACGTGCTCATTTCTTCATCTCCTTGATGTAGACAGCAAAGCTGGCCAACGTGTTCTCAGGGAACGCGCGCTTTAGGTTTTGTTGAATTCTGAACGCCGCCATTTCCAGCGCCGCATTCCACCCGCTGTCGTAGTGGGCTTCGTATTCGTCCTTGGTGTACATCGGCACCCCAGGCTCATCGACTCGTGGGTCGTGACAAGCGCAACCTCGCTCTGCACAGGCTTTGTCTGCAATCATGCTGTCTTCCCCTCGTACTGCTTAGCTACGAACTTGAATGTCTCGAACTCGTCATCAGTCATGATGCGCGCCGATAGACTCTGATGCACTGAGTAGGGCGCCACGCCGTTGATGTATTGCTTGGCGTAGCCATGGGTGCCGTTGTCTCGCCCCACATCTATATCCACCAGTGCATCAACTCCACTCAATGCGGTAGTCAGGATTTCCATTTGCGTTGCGTTGAGCAAGACTTGCTTGCCGTCAATATGAATTACAAACTTCATGTCACACCTCGATTTCAAAAGTTATTTCATTGCACTCACAGGACTCGATGAAGGCCTCTTCACTGCTGATGACCTCGTACTCTTTGCGTAAGTCGCTGTACAGGTCAGCACCGCGCGCGTCTACCCATGACTGGACGTTGGCTTCCAGGTCGGCTTCCATCTCTTGGTCAGTCACTAGGTCACGCCACGCCTCTTCGTCCAAGTGTTGGAACACACCATCAGGCTCGGTGTACTCGATGTGGCATCGGTACTCAAG